CTGGAGGCAACTGTCGAATGTCTCCAAAGAACCGAATTGCGGCATTCTTCCTAAGTGCATCAACGAGCGCACGATATAGGTCCTCCGATAGCATGGAACTTTCGTCTACGAGCACGACGGCTGTTGGAATAGGATTGAGCCGATCGCGCAAAGGAATGTTAAGGTCATCAGGATCGTTAGGGTCAGGCGCACCAAATCCCAAGAGCCTATGACAGGTCTGTGCTCTACGTTTGGTGACTTCTCTAATACGAGCAGCAGCCCGGCCAGTTGGAGCACACAGAGAATAACTAATCCCTCGTTGTTCAAGAACATAAGTTACCTCCGACAGTACCATCGTTTTGCCAGTCCCGGCTTCACCAGTCACCGAGGCTATGCGCTGTGTCAGATCAAGGCATAGCTCAACCGCCGTATGCTGATCCGCTGTGAAGCTGTTATTTGTTAATTCGTTCACGGTTACAGGCCCTGTAATGGAAGGGGTGGAGGAAGCCGAAGCCCCCTCCACCGGCAAGATCAAGCTTTGTCAGCCTGCTCCTGCAACTTGTCGCCGATGGGATCAGGCGAGGACAAATCCCGTTCCGGCTTCGTGATGGCCTTCACCGCCCACATAGCAGCTTCCTCGTAAGCCGTGATGGCAAGGGCCGCGGACCGAGCACCCGGATGGTCGCGGTTGCTCGCGATTTCCTGCATATCGTCAATCAGGTCAGCAGTAGCCTGCTTGACCTCATTAACCTTTGCATCGCCCGAGGGATTGAACGTCGTCCCAACGAGCCACTGTCCATAGGTCTGCATCAGTCGATCCTTTCATAGGTCTGTTCAAAGACCTCATTGGTACAGGGGTAAAGCTCCCCGTTCACACCACGCATTACCCAATCACCATCATTAGCAATAAGGTCACCGTGGTTATTCGTGCGGTCGTGAATAGTGAGGAAGTTACGACCATCACGCTTTTGTTCTTGTTCGATAGTACCGTCGGCGACGGCACGGAGAAACCACTCAGGTATAACCTGAGTGGCATCCCCATTGGCCTCCGCCGCAATATATCGGTGGGCTTCTATCTCCACCGCAAGCTTGCGGACTTTGACCATTACGCCTCCAGCGACTCAATGCTCTGGATTTGCAGCACACGTTCGCCATTAAAGCGACCGTAAGCCGTAACCAGACGCACACGCTTGTCGATCCATTCCTCGGGATCGATACGGTTCGTCTTGAGGCTGATACCCATAGCACGCATCAGCTTCTTGACGTTCGTGATCGACCGACGATCATTGGACTTCGGCACCTGAACACGCGAGTAGTTCAGGACCGTACCCTCAGGAGCGTTTTCCTTCTCGTAATCCGGGGGATAATCCTCGGGATCGATACGGAAGTTGCAGTAATAATACTCGTTGTTATTATCACTGATACGCTTCTCGGCAGCGACGCAAGTCGCCGGATAGGCACCCTTGGGCAGAAGCTGAAAATCTTCAACTGCGTCAAGGTTCTGGTCGAGTTCGACAATACTATCCTCGTCAGCCATGAAGTTGATGGCGGCCGAAGCGAGCATCAGCGAGTTGATGCCCATGACGTACGAACGAAAAGACATTTACGTTCCTCTTTGATGAAAGGTAGGATCAGGGCCCCTACCATTGCCCATAGCGTTGTTAACGCTAATTCACTGCTACAAGGTCCATGAACTCCGGGTCACCGGTAAAGATCACTACAGGCCCTGTAATAACTGATTGAAGGTTTGTGCCCTTAAGCTTGGCAAAGTAATGCCAGCACGCTGTAGCCACAAGGTTCACTGGCTGGATCGGCAACTGCCAATCATTGTTAGCCAACACCGTTGCAGGCACAAGTCGCCCACCGACCTCAATCCATTGATCAAAGTACGGGATGATATCCGGGCGGGAACTCAAGATAGTTTCGAGTTCAGCAAGCGTTGGAGGCTTGCGATTGATCCTGCGAAACTCACTAAACTGAATGCTAGGGACTAGAATGTCCATCGTTCCGCGCATCTGTAGCCTCCTGATTGCGGGCGGTGATTAACTCCCAAAGCATACCGGGGAGCCACGGTCTTAACCAATGATCGACTTCTACAAACCAGCCGGGGTAGTTTTGCAACGCGAACTGAACCTCTGGCATTGGCACGACCACAACATCCTTGCCGAGTGTTAACTCCGTATGCTTCTCGACGAGATACATAATGTGTGCGGCATCAGCTAGTGTACGTGCCACATATATTGTCGGTGGCTGAATAGACAGGACCTGTAGCGTCGATCGACCGGAGGCCCGAAGCGGCGAGAAGTCATCAAACCCAATCCTACCTAACATTTTTTGGCGGCTCCGGGATGTGCAACTTCTGCATCCCTCCGTCAATGTACGCCTTCCACAACGCCGCAATACTCATGGGCTGAGACAAGTCATCTTTCTCAGGATCATAGTGCAGCTTGAAGTCTCTAGACTCGTTGGTCCTAAACATGCGAGTACCACAAGGCCGATACATTGACGATGATCGCACTTGGATCGTCCGGGCATTATCATTCTCGGTGATCCGCCAAATCTCAGATACAGCACCCGAGGCTTGGTTGATTGCATTGTCAGACATGAACGGGGCGTAGTAGAGAATTTCACCCTTAGTATTCTTCTCAGGTGTCCCTTCGTGCGCAAGAAAGATGCAATGACAGTCCTTCTTACGTGTCGCACGAAGAATGTTACCCATCGTAGTGATAAGGTACTGAGTACGTGCACCGTACGCAGTCTGACCGGGTTCCTCAATCGTCGGCTGAAAGCCCTTGTTGCCAGCACCGACCTGCTTACGTACAGCCTCAAGCAATCCTGCCTGCTGCAACTGTGTGATGCTATCAAACAAGAACGTGTCACCGGGTTGGGCATCACTATCAATGATACGCTTTGCGAGCGCACCAGACGTCAGCACATTAACGAGTTCCGCAGGTGAATGATCCGAGTAGTCCCAAACCTCTTTGTTCTCTACGTGGCTAATCGACAGATAGCCTTCGGGATCAAGGTTGATATCCCACTTCTTACCGGGGGCACTCGCGGCATAAGTCGTCTTGCCACTCTTAGGAATGCCCCACATAATCATTGCCAGTCTAGGTATTGGTAGGTCCGCCATTTGCTACAGGTCCTGTAAGGTCAAAGTCCATGCGCTTCTTAATCATCAGATGAACGAGCGAAGCCCCCTCGTCCAACTCACGCTTCATCCGACGAAAATCATCATCGGTCATGTTATCTGCGAGTTGACCAAACGCCCAACCCAAACAGTTCTTTTGCAGTGCTGCATACATAGCACGTTGTGCTGCCTCGATAAGCTCGGCTGGTGGCAACTCGTTCCACCATTCAACCGGCGGCGTTTTGAGCAAGAACCGCCTCCTGTGTTGGCGTCAGGGGAGCATCCACCATCGAGTTTTCGTACATGTCACGACGATCCTCAGGCGATGCAGCACAAAGTTCAGTAAAGGCACATGCTCGGAAGTAGCGGTTGCATGAGTGGGTGAATTGGGGAGCGGTGATCGGATCGTCACCGTAACGCTCAACCAAATCTGCTGCGAAGAATAGACTGCGAGCCCAATCAACAAACTGGTATGCTTCACGTTCCTCGATGAAAGGATAGAAGTCCTCCTGTGATTTGGTCTGCTTGATCTTAATGCCAATGATACGTGCCCGCTCGGACCAAAGCTTAGTCAGCAAGCGAGCAACAAAGATATAACCCGTGGGCTGCTGCTTGACCTGAAACGTGGTACGCCAAACTTCGTCAAGCCGCGATGCTGTCTTGTTCTCATCGACCTGAACATCATTAGAGCTAAGCTGCGTGATACCATCGATGGTCCCAAGGTATCGAACACTCTTGCCCTTCCAAGTCACCATCACGTCAAAGACTTGTTCAATCCCTACAGGTGCTGTAGGATCATTGCGATCCGCAACCCAAATAGGGTTGTCCTTCATCCGTGCCATCATTTCATCGACGTAACGGATGGTCGTTTCTTCCATATTGGCGATCGTGCGAATGCGATCATCGGGATCATCATAGAACTCACCCGAGTTCAAGATGTGGAACACAAAATGAAGAAGTTCATCCCTAGGAGACTTCTCATTCGTTTTCCAACACGCATTCAGCCGTTCCTCACCGAACAAACGAATAGCGTGGAACCGGAAGTGTTGATACAGGCCCTGTACTCGCCAGAGTTGCCAGCACCTAACGGCAGCAAATACTTCATGCATCTGCGAGCCAGCCTCAAGTGCCATTTGACGCTTCGTCGGCCAATATTTCTTCTTGTAGTACCGCGTCAGGCCCCACACAGGGCAAGTAAGGATGGCCTCAACGATCGAATACGAGTAACCGAATTGGTCCTTCTCATGCGGCTCGGTCCACCGGATGGTCGGTAGTTCGAGGTCATTCATCTTTGACCAGCCCCGGCACAGTGCTTTGCAGATGCTCAATGTTGTTGAGCAGCAAGTCAATCGTATCCAGCAAATCATCGTGCTGATACTTCTTCTGCAAAGCTTTCAGCCTCTCAGCCTGAACGTCTGTGATAGCTATCATGTTCTGCGTCTTGCGCATATCCTTACGATCAACCATCGTGTCTCTCCGCTTTGAGGATATCAGTCACGTTCGAGACCCCATATTTCTTCTCAAGCTTTTGCATACGCTCAAGCTGACCCTTGTAACCAACGTTGAGAAGCTGCAATGCTTGAATGACCTTCTTATGTTCGTCCATAAGTTCTTCAAGCAGCTTCTGCGTACCGCGTGTCGTGTCGTGAAGTTCCTCGATGATCGCGATGATGCGAGGATCAACGCCTGCTGCGGATAGCACACGAACGATCTTCTCACGATCGAGTGTAACTAGATCAAGCTCAACCATTATTGTCCTAGCTCCTTCTCGAACAGGACCATACGATTATGTAATCCCGTTGCTTCCTTCAAGTCATCATCAGCCTTGTCGAGAAGCTCTCTTGCTTGATCCAAACGCTTGCTCACACGCTCGATGATTTTAGCGAACTTCTCGTTATCCTTCTCAGAAGCCTTCTGAAGTTTCGCCTGCTTAAGCTGATTGACCTCCATCGCTATCAGCATTCGGCGTGTACGTCGCTGCTCTGCTCGCTGCCGGATCGTCTCGATCGCTTGATCACGAATGTTCGGCGTGATATAGACTTGGGCCTCAGCCATCACTCGCCTCCATTTGCATGAGAGAGGGCGCGACGGATCGTTTGCAGGTCGGCCCATATGTCGGCCAGTTCCGCGTCCGTCATTTCCTCCAGTGTTGGCGTGACCGGACCGTCAGCCGCCATGCAGCGGACCTCGATTGAGTCGATGCTGCGATTGAAGCGATCAATGGCTGTCGCCGCCTCCCGCAATCCTTCCTCGCGGGAGGGTGGGGCGAGAGCGGAGAGGTAGGTGGTGATGGCGGCTAATACGATGAGCCGGCGCTCTGTAAAGAACTCGACATTTACCGACTGAAACGCCGCTTCGAGCGCATCCGGGTCCAGCCCCTTCACCCCCACTGGTACTGAGGAAGGCGGGGGAGTGGTGGGAGCTTCGTGTTGTCCGTTCATCGACGTGTATCCCCAATGTATTCAATCTCGATCGATACAGGTGCTGTAGAGAGAGCCTTCGCCTTGCCGTAAAGCTCACGAAGCACAAAAGTTTCTACTTCGGGATACTTCTCAGTGATCAGCTTAGCGAACGTGTCGAAATCAAACAACTGACGCGGTGAACCCTCAATGCACTCAAGTCGATAGTTCTTGGATAAGATTACCTTCTTACCACCGTCACGGTAAGCCTTCTTGATCTTATCCTCAAGCTTATCGAGGGGACCATTCACCTGCTTACCAATCTTCTTATACAAGAATATCTTGGCAAGCATTTGGTCCTGTTCGTCCTGACCATCATACGGGAGCTTCTGAAGTGACAAACTCACTGCATCGACGGGGACGCGATTGACCTCATTCTCGGTGACGACGACTTTCATTTGATTATGACTCCTAGTGGGACCCACATAAACTCTGCGGTGCTGAAATCCGGTTCAGCCCTCCCCAAGGCATTTAGTGCCGCGGATATCCTATCCTTTGTTTCCTTCACCCAAAACTCTTCGGGCTTCGGATGCCACTGATGTTCATCACAAACCTTAGCGGACAATTGCATGGATAGCGGTGTACTGGTTTTCGGATAACCCTTAGCCCACATACGAATTTGTAGTGTCCACTTGGCGGGTTTATTGCAACCCGCATGCTGGCATTTCTCTGGTTTGACAAACTCAGCAAACGTCTCTGGCATTGTCATTCTACAGGTCCTGTAAGGCGGTGTGTATCTTGCATCGAACCATCACTACCCAACGTGACACGCTCGCACAAGCCGCCTGCTTGTAGATCGAGGTACGTGCCACCAGTGACGGTCGGATCGAATGTTAACCAGATACGCCAACGATGTGTCCGCGTGTCGTATTCTGCGAAGGGTGCCTGACGAGCATTAGGATCGAGGATCATTACTCGTGGACCACGGATCATTCCAGCACCAGCTTTTCTTGGGCAAGCTTGATCTTGTGAAGCTCACTGAGCATTTCAGCAATCGTTGTCCACGTCTCCTGAGGAATACCGGGAACTTCCCATCGCTTATTCATCCAATAGATCGCTTGCTGAACTTGTGATGCTGTATATGTCTTAGCACGTCGCCGCATCACACCTTCTCCAAGTCTACAGGTGCTGTAGTGTCCTTGTGTTCCTCGTCCTCAATCTTCTCAAGCGGACGAAACCCACACGCACACCAACGCTCACCGGGGAACTCAGCGAAGTTGAGCTTTACACGATGACCTGTACCTTCATCACCAACAATCTCGATACCGGTGATCTTATATTGTTGCATGAACTTAGGAGCAGGCTCGACACGTTCAGCGACGTTCATCAGTAACCCAATGAGTCCTGCGTATCTAAGCCATTCTTGCCTGATACAGATACAATCCTTACCAACTTCTGCCCATGTGTTTTCCATGATTACTGATCAACTCCCGCTGCCTTGAGCATGGTGATAATCTGGTTAACAGCACTACGCTCTACCTCGATATCATTCGCGGTAGCTTTCATCTGCGTAACAATGTCGTTGAGGCTTGCCACATTCGCTTCAAGCTGCTGACGATCGGCGTTGATCTGCCGGAGTTCGTTGGCTAACCACGCCTCTTTCTCTACGGCATCGGCCAGCATAGCTTGGGAACGGGTCTTAATGTCTACAGAGCCTGTAGCGGCCTTGTCGCGATGGATCGCGATGGTCCTTTCAAGCTCGGCTTGGTCAATACGTGGGAAGGATATTAGACTAGTCATGAGCATTCCCCTTTCTTCGGTCGGCTCGATGATGATTAGGAGACTTGGGATGGACCGTTTGGCCCTCTGTGTCGGCGCTACTTCGGCATCTATGTTACTTAACTAGTATCGGTAACTGTCCACACTTCACGCTAGTGGAAACCGCGTGTCCATCCCCGCCGTGCTTCTCAGTCTCCTGAGCACGGGAATGCCTAGGGTCATGGTGAGTGTTTGGTGCCTCACAGTCATCCATTTATAGGAACGCTTTCCCATCGGCATTGGAGAGTAGTTATCAGTAACAGGATGCTGACCTTTGGGGGGAAGAAGCATCCCTACCAATAACCACTCACCAATACCTACAGGCCCTGTAGCTGGACCAGTGGGTGGCAGGGCAACACAACCCACTGGTCCAACGTCGAACATCAACAAGTCCTCGCGGCGGACAAGGCCCTGCTGATTGTTGAACACTATACTATACTCGTTCATTTGTCAACTGTTATTTTTGTCATGCCCATGTAACAAAAAATGCCCGTGTAGAGGGTTAACTCTACACGGGCCAGTTAGCGTAGGAGGGAGACGTGCGATGGCATAGGAGAGGAACAGGCTATGCCAACCACATCTGTATTGGCCTACCTCCTATGATCGTTTGTCAAGAGTTACTTGCTTTTACGCGAGGACTTGGCCGGAGCAGGTGCGTTGGCCGTATTGACGGACTCCTCAACCTGAGAATTGTCCTCAAGCTGCTGCGTTTCACCCTCATCTTCGTCGTCGGCGAGGTCGTCAAGGCTCTCAGGCTTGGGAGCATTGAGAGTTTTCTGGATTTCCTCGTCGATGTACGGGACAAGAGCCTGCAACTGCTTGACCATTTCGGGGCTAAGCTTGCCTTCCTGAGCCATGATCGCACGACGCAGGTTGTTCACGATAGCACCGAAGTCCTCATCGGACATACCGAGCTTAGCATCACCCGAACGATCGCCGCCCTTATCAGCACGATCACCCGTACCCGTCTCATCCGAAGCCTTATGAGCCTCAGACGCGGCCTTGATAAGAGACGCCATGTTCGGAGCGAGCTTCGCACCTTCCTGAGCGGTCCGCTTGCCAAACGTGACACGCGGGCCGTTCTTCTGTTCGTCGCCACGCAGGTCAGCCGGAGCATTGTCGATAACAGCTTCAATTTCCTTGTTGCTATTCTCGGCAAGCTTAAGCTGATCAGACTTAACGCCACGATCCATCAGAGCAGCAGCCGCCTTGCACGCTTCCGAAAGGCGCATATTCAAACGCTTCCGGTTATTGTGCCGACGATTGTACTCGTTCTCGTCCTTTTCCTTATCCACCGCACCATAGTCATACGCCTGTGCGTTGGCAGGATTGGACCACTCGGTATAGGCTTCACCATCGTCGTCAAGCTTACGCTCGATAACGCCAAAGAACTGGAGCAGCTTGGTATTCAGCTTTTCCACAGCCTTAGCGGTATCAAAGATAGCATAGACGTTGATATCCTTACCGTTCTCGGCAGCGTACATCACCGCCTTCGTGGTTTCAAACACGATGAAGCGCTTAACGTCCTCATTCTTGCCAGCAAGCTCATTAAGGCTCTGGTCGAAAGCCTCAGACTTGAGCAGGCTATCAAGCAGCGAGTTACCAAACGTCGCAGGGGCAGAAGGATCAAACTGCGACAGCTTGGGCAAGCTCGCCTCAAGCGCAGCGATGGCCGTTTCCGTGGAAGTGGTTTCGGCAACGGAAGTATTGGAATTGTCGGTCATTTTCATTCCTGTGTTGTGTCCTCGGCTACAGGACCTGTAATGAGCACTTGCGCGTTAGCCATACTCGCAAGTGTTAAAGTCACGGCAAAGCAAATCTTATGCTCGTCCGCGTCGGCCTCGGTATTGCATCGGCGTACAAACTTCTGCCGATCCTCCACACGAGGAAACCCATATAGGCCAATGGGAACACGAATACTAGTCTCCCCATTAACTTTTCGCGTTGGCCCATCTTCATCACGAACGTCAAAGACGTAAGTCGATGGGACCCACACCGTTTCAGTCAAAAGGGCATGATACTTAAAGTTGCCCGTTCTAGCTGATATGGTGAACTCTGGCGGTGCGTCCTTAATTCTGTTATCAGCCATGAGTTGAACACTACAGAACCTGTAGCGCCTTTGTCAAAGGGAATAATCCATGATCACCAACTTGTGATCAACCGATACGAACCTCAACATCAACGTTGCTGTCCTTCACATCAGAACGCGAGTTGATGTGAAAGTGGATGATGTGCTGAGGACCAAACACCTGATTGGCAGCCTCAGTAATCATCGCGGCAGGCACAGGACCCGGATCGGGTGTATGCACAACATCAACGCGCTTAGCGCGCCGGACTGGTGCCATTTTCACTACTGATGCCTTCTTCACAGCCGCAGCACGAGACTTATTCGGTATTCCTCTAGGCATTTCTTTCTCCTTTGGGATATGGAATGATTGGCGTCTTAAGGTTATCCCTAAACCATTGACGCTCTTTGTGGGAACCGAGGAAGTAATAATACCTATGCTTTGCAGAAGCACGAAGTATCTCCACAAAGCCACTTTCCTCGGCCCAAGTAATCGGGTTCACGATGCCCCAATTATACAATGATCGCTCATGGTAAATCGTTGGACCAATACGAAACATTCGCTGCTTCGATGGATCAGACAAGCCAGTATAGAGGAAGTTACTTGCCTGATACACATATCCAACATGACCTTGAGCGGTATCTGCAAATGCCACCACGGCACACGGTCGTGGTAGCTGCTTCATCGCTCGGCTGATCAAATAGCTCCCAAGGTTGGAGCCATTATACTGAGGAAGTAAGATCAACCGATTGAGTTCTAAGACTGCTACAGGTTCTGTAAACGCATTACGCTGCAACGCATGAGACGCGTTTCCAAAACTACACAGTCCTACGATGGCACCTGTATCATCGAGCAAACCATAGTGATAACTAAAGTTGCCCGGTCGTTTCAGGTAGTGATGTTGATACAGGTGCTGTAGCGCCTTCTGGCGTACTCGCTGGACGATCATCGTGGTACTCCAACCAAGCGTTGTCGTCACTAATCAACACGCCTGCCCTTATCTCTGGATAGATAAGCTTTCCACAGTTAGGACAGAACGTTGGCAGTCGTGTCAGATTGCAAATCAGGCTGCTGCAACACGGTGTTTGTATCAGCCGAAAGTGAACCCTTTCTCTGTTCTTCATGTGCTTCATCCACGTTGCAGTAATCCATGACGATAGCCATGAGTCCCATGAACAGAGACTTACAACTACGTGGTTGCTCCGTGCCTCGCTGCCACCAAAAGTTCATGGCTTCATCATCAGTATCCAACTCGATATTAGGCCCGAGTGAATACACCACATCATTGAAGCTCACGGACCAAACGTGCCGTGCATGAGGCTTGAAGATAACATGTGGTCTTAGGTCTTTGCGGTCAAGGTGCTTCTGCAACGTAGTACGCATATCCTCGACGGCTTTATTCGCTTGTTCATCGACGCCACGCGCAAAGTTACGTGCGGCCTCAATGCTATCAGCAGCTAAGCTAAGGGCTTGTTGCAAATCACCTAGCTGCTGGATTTCGACGCGTCTAAGCTTCTTGACCATTGACGGTATACCTTATGAAGCAATCACCGTTTCTGGTGCGCAAGAACCAAGCCAGACGCCAATGACCATTGTCGTCAATGGTCCACTTGCGATACAGGCCCTGTAGCTCACGCACGCGTCACACTCCTGTACGCAGGAACGGTGTATTCAATACGCCGCCCATTGGCCACGAACGCACGACGCTCCATGTAAACCTCAGCGTCATACTCGTCACCATCGAGCAAGCCCACACGCGCGTGTGCCGCAGCACGATTGAACGCAAACGGATCGCTGCGTTCAGCCTCAGCAAACCGTGAGGCTGCATCAACAAAGCGTTGACGGGCACGCTGATCCTGTAAGAAAACCTTAGTCATGGGATAGCTCCTTCTTGCTACAGATTGAATAATACCACAGTGGGCAGGGATTTGTCCACTGTTATTTGTGACAGGGGCCTGTAACTACAGGACCTGTATCAGCCGAAGCGATAATCGTAGGCAGTCAGATAGCCTTCAACATCGCCATTCTCCAACGCCGCAAGGCGCCGGTCTTGTGCGTGTTGTTCCAAGGTATCCAAATGCGACTGTCTCATTTTTCCCTTACCGCCACATGCGGCACAGGCTTGATCATACTCGCCACGGAAATACGCCTCAGCAAAATCAGGATCATCGTCAAAATCCTCAGCCGATAATCCATTGGCATCGATGTTCGGATTAACCGTAGTCCCATCACCACTACACACGGGACAGA